GTCGGCCTCTTCATATTAGAGGGAGTGGGCAAACACTTAACCAGAAAACCAGTATTTCATCAATGAACGTCTACCTTATCCATGGTATTCCCTCTACACCGATCTATACCTACCTACCCCTCTACGGGACCTCCCCTGTCCCAGTCAGTAAGTAGCCCCCCTAGGGGGGGATCTACTGACTCACTCGGGGACTACGGGCCAGTAAGCCAGTCAGTAGCAGTGAGTCAGAAGAATTTAACGCCCTGGCGCCACAAACCGGCGCTGACTGGGAATATCCGGGGCGTTGCGGTGTTATACTTTACGCAGGGCCGGATATACCGTCCCGCAATAGCAAGGAGCATCGTGGCAGCCACGACCCAGCAATTAACGTTCACCGAAGAGGAAATCCGGGAGGGGCGGAAGAAACGGCATCGAGCCGTCACTGCGGCCGCCACGGTTCTTCAGGGGGACGAGTACCCCGATATTTGGAGATTGGACGATCTCCGTGACCGCCCGAAGCCTAACTGGCTGATTCGGCACATTCTGGAGGAGAGGGGCCTGACGACTCTGTTCGGCCCGGACAAGGTTGGGAAGACGGCCATGCTGTCGCAGTTCCTGTGGTCCTGGGTGGCGGGTCATGACTTCTGGTTTGATGAGAAGGAGTTCACGATGAACGACCCGGCCGAGGGTGAGCGCTCTGTGCTGTACGTCCTCCTGGAGGGCCAGGCGGCCTTCTACGATCGGTACGATGCGTGGCGCAACGAGTTCGACGATGACGGCCTCAGACTCGAGAATTTCTTCGTGGTGGACGAGGGGCTGTCCATCTTCGATAACGCCATGCGGTGGGACAAGATGTCCACCTGGCCGTCCTCTGCCCTGAAGCTCTGGGAGGCGGTGGCTGTGCTGCGGCCGAAGGTTTTGGTGATTGATACCCTCAGCCGGGCCACGGCCGGGATGGACGAGAACTCGCCGCAGATGGCGAACGTCGTCGGCTTCCTGGACCACCTGCGGGATATGTTCGGGACGGCGACCGTGGTTGTTCACCACGTCGCCCTCAGTGATGGGAACCGGCCGAGGGGTCACTCCTCTCTCAAGGGGGCTACCTCCTCCTACGTCCTCGTCACCGGCGACCCGGCGGCTCCCACGCAGAAGCTCGTGACGGGACCGCACCGGAACGCCGAGTCGTACAACCCCGTCCACGGCAAGGACTACGGCTGGCCGTTCAAGCGGGTCTCCCACCGGGACGCCTTCGTTATCCACCAGGCCCAGCACCAGAAGCGCACCGGCATCCTGGACAAGATCATCGTCCTCATCTTCGAGGAAGACGGGATCACAGCCAGGGAGGCGGGCGTCGAGTTGTGGGGCGAGGCAGAGGACAAATGGAAGACCATTTACTCCTACATCAAGCCCGAGACCGGGCTATCCAAGGACGCCGATGGCGTGCTGTCATGGGAGGCGCCTGCGGCGCCCAGCAAAGTAGAACCGGAGATCATCTAATGGCTATCGCCAAATACTCGGGGCACTGTCCCCTCTGCAGCAAGTACATCGCCAAGAGCCGATCCAAGATCCGGGCGCTGCCCAAGGCCATCCCCCTGCGGTCCCACTGCGGGCGCTCCAGCCTGGACGACGGCAACGTGTACAACTACGACGGCAAGCAAATCTACGACTGGGAGACCCCCCGGCTGTGGGTACACGAGGCGTGCTTCCCCCGTCTCAACGACCCCCTCCCCGAGGTGGAGCGTTGCCGGTGGGAGTACAAAGGGTGTAGGCTGTAACCATGCCTATGCTCATCGGACTCATCCTCTCTTTCGTGCCCGGCGCCTTCCTGGCGGGCTACCACTACGGCCGGTACCGCATGGCTATGGACCTCATCGACCACCTGGAGGGCCAGCAGGCCCGCATCGACGCTGAGGTCTCCCTCCGGGACAGGTACGGCGCCTAATGTTCTGGTTGACGGCTGCCGCCGTGTACCTGGGGATGCTTGGCTTCCTGTGGGGCTGGTTAGAGTGGGGACCGGTGTTCACACCGCCCAATTGGATGACCAAGGACCTATCTAGGAGCAATCGTGAAGATTAACGTGTACCTGTCTACAGGGCCGTTCGACGGCGCCACCCGCACCATCTACCGGCAGGAGGCCCCCATGGACCTCCGCATCACCGAGAACGTATCCGAGATGGACGCCGCAGACACCGTTGAGGTGTCCGTATACAGGGTCATGCGGGTCGATCCCATGCCCATTCAGACCCTCGGCGTGCAGGCCATGTACGTCTATCAGGGCACCAGGCCTTCGGCCTGGTCTCTCGTAGACTTCGTAGTGTAGGTGAAGATCGTGGTCACAGTCGTCTTCGCAGTCCTCGTATACCGTCGTCTCCCCCAGCTCTGGGACCGCCTGTCCCACAGCTCCTGCCACCCCTGCCGGTGGATGTAATGGAGCGTGCTACCACCGCCAATCCCCGCCTGGCTGACTGGTGCGTGTGGCGGGAAGGTGACTCACAGTATCACTCTGACCGGGACATTGATACCTTTCCCAAGAACTGGACCAGACATAAAGTTGGAAATGCGGAACAAAAGGGCCTCGCCCCTTGTTCTACTTGTTACAAGACCACAGGAGGTCACAATGGGACGCCAAAGTAGAGCGAACCTGAAGAAGAAAAATGCCCAAGCGGCTGCCGGTAAGGCGCATGTGGCATCCAACCAGGAGCTGAATCGTGCGTTAGCCAACATGCGCCAGCTCTATGAGCAGGCCGTACAGCAGAAGCTGGGCCTGGAACAGCAGCTCCACGAGTTGAAGGTCATGGTGTCCGCTCTGTTGCTCACGAAGAGCAAGGGCAAGGGCACAACCACCGTCACCACCGAGACCATCGTCCGTGCCGCCAACGCCAACGGCTTCGAGGTCGAGGCCTCAGAGGACGAGGAGTCTGTGGACATCACCATCGTCGAGGTTGTCGAGGAAGAAGAGGTTGAGGAAGATGGCGAATAACCCCGACTTCGACGCTGTACTCACACAGATGGGGGCGGTCCACGACGCCAAGAATGAAGACTACGCCGACGGGGAGAACCCGTACTCAAACTTCGAGGGTGTGGCCCGTATCGTGGGTGTGCCGGTGGATCAGGTCTTCCAGACCATGATCGGCATCAAGATGGAGCGCCTAAGGCAGCTCGTCGGCACCAACAAGGAGCCGAACTTCGAGTCCATCGACGACACCATCCTGGACATGGCGAACTACGCAGCCATCTGGCTGTCCTGGCGCCGCCGCCAGCAGTTCAACGCCGGTCCCGGTGCCACCATCTCTGCCATCTCGAACGATCCCTTCACCGGACAGACGGGGCCGTACTAATGGCCCGCCAGATCGTCCCGGAGGTCGGCAAGGTCTACCGCTGTGCGGCTACCCCCTCCGGCTACATTCTGGTAACCAAGGTTGTCTCCGGGCTACCCATCTATGGCGATCAGCCTATTGTGCTGGCCGTGGGGTGGGGGGATGCCCACGGGCACACAGCCTCGCACAAGGTTGTGGTAGACTCAAGACGACTCCGCAACACCAAGAGAAGTGGACCCTTCAGTGCCGTCAGCAAAGAAAGAGCTGTGGACCCCGCCTAAAGGCGGGCACAGCCTACCGGAAGTATGGATTCCGAAAGCCCCCAAGAAGAAGGGAACGCCCGCCTACAAGGCGTGGGCGATGGAGCAGTTCCTCGTCCTCGTCAAGGCTGGCTACAACTTCTCCCAAGCAGCCGAGAGGCTTGGCTACACCTATCGGTGGTGGTCGCAACTTTCGGCTTCGGAAGGCGACTGGGCTACCCAGGCCAGGGAGTACGCCAGTGGCAGCTTCAGCAAATGGGAGTACCCGGATCTGAGCCAGATGAGCTTCGAGGAGTTCGTGAGCGAGTTCCTGGGGATCAAGCTGGTGAGGCACCAGAAGGAGATCGCCGCAGCCCTGGAGGACCCGTGGGGAAAGCTGGTACTAGTGCTTGGGCACCCCGAGTCGGGGAAGTCCACTATGATCTCCCTGTGGTACCCCCTCTATGCCATTGCACAAGATCGGGATACTCGAATTGCGCTCGTCACCAAGGCTGGGGATAAGGCACAGGACCTCCTAACTAGGGTCAAGCGCTATCTAACAGAGGAGCACCTATATGATGAAACTCCACAAAATCTCATCGAGGTCTTCAACGGGTTCAAGCCGCAACACGGCGATCTTGATTGGAACCAGGACCAGATTTTTATTAAGCATCGGGTTTCAGGTGAGCGTGATCCGACTGTCCAAGCTTTGGGCGTCGGAAAGCAGATTTACGGTGCGCGTCTTGACAAGCTCATCCTCGATGACGCTCTCGTTCAAGACAATCAAACTTCAGAACTCACTCGTGGGCGGCTAGACAACTGGTTCGACACCGAGGCCCGGTCCCGTGCCCAGAAGGGCCAGACTGTTGTAAACGGTACCCGCCTGATCCCGCCGGACCTCTACGGCCAGTGGAAGAAGGCGTGGCACGGCATGAAGACCTACCGACAGGTCATCATCCCCGCCATCCTCGACGAGTACACGGACGATGAGCGGGTCAACTGGCCCGAGTACTGGACCCTCGACGGGTACAACATCGAGGAGACGATCAACGGGGAGACCGAGGTCACCGGGTACCAGATGGGTATGCGGGACATCCGGGAGTCCATCCAGCGCAAGTCACCAGACCGGTGGCGGCTGGTCTACCAGCAGGAGGATGTCGAGGAGACCTCGGCCATCTTCCGCCAAGCACATATCGACGCTGCCCTGGAACTCGGGGCGCACAGAAAGATGGGAACGGTATTCGATCATGAACGACTCATTCTGGGTATCGACCCCGCGACTACTGGACGAGCCGCTGCCATCCTACTGGCTGTGGACCCTACGACTCGTGTTCGTACTGTGGTGGACATCTTTGTTGGGTCAGGTCTGGGTGCAACTGGTATCCGGCAGAAGCTCATGTACGATTTCTGGGAGCGTTACGGGGCTATGGGCCGAACTATCGAGGTCACAGCCATCGAGGAGAACTTCGTCAAGACTCTCCGGGGTGACGAGACTCTCCAGGCTCGTGCCGATGCAGCCGGGACTATCCTTCAATACCCCCACACTTCTGGAAAGGGTCGCCGGGGTAAATGGGACGAGGAGTACGGGATCGCATCAATGTCCGGCCTGTTCGGCGGGGGTCTCATGGCGTTTGCCTCAGCGACGCCACTGGACCGAGAGAGACTCCAACCCCTCATCGACGACCTCCTCATCTTCCCGTGGGCCGACCAGCAGGACGGAGTGATGGCCCTGTGGGTAGCCAACGGCCAGTCCAACCTCACACACATCGCCCCTATGACCCAGGGCCAGGCGCAGGAGCGCCGGGGCGTACCACCGAATATCCAGTCCCGCCAACGAGCTGCTAGGATGCGCTAATGCCACAAGTACCAAGCCAATCAGACTTCAATGCCCTCGCTGCGAGGGTCACTGCCCTGGAGACCGTAGAGCCTCCCCCCCCCCCCCCCCCCCCCCCCCCCCCCCCCCCCCCCCCCCCCCGCCCGCGGGGGGGCACACCCCTCCCCCCCCCCCCCGGGGGGCACCCCCCCCCCCACGCCCCACGCC